GCGGCGTCGAAAGGCTCGTCGCTCTGGTGGTCTTGTTGCACGGACTGCCGTTGCTAATCGTCGAAATATTCGTCGTATTAATAGATCTATTGAAACTAAAATGATTGAACTCCCCACTGCCACGCCCGCAAATAACTGGGCTGGCCAAAATATGGTTCGTATTCAGGTCGATTCTAATGGATTCGATTCCCTTGTTGCTACTCCTACTGTAATGAAACCTTTTCGTGAGCTTGCTCAAGGCGATACCTCTGCTACTCGTACTGGTGACTGGGTTAAAGTCAAATCACTCACGTACAAAATCTTTTTTAATTCCATATCGGGTCTTCTTCCTGAAACCAATATGGTCGGTTGTTTTTTTGTCCTCGATCGAGAGCCAAATAACACTGTTCTTCCTTCTCTTGTCGGTATCGTCGCTGGTACTCCTGATGCAGGTACTCTTTTAGGTGGTAATTCACAATTAATTCACCTTCGTTATCAAAATATGGTTACTTGTGGAAAAACACAGAGATATAAAGTGTTAAAACACGTTCGCGTCCGCGTTCAATCTCTTACTCCTGGTGGTGTCTTTTCCCCAGATCAAACACGGTCTGGTACTCTTAAATTTCCCTACAATCTGCGTTATGACGCCACAGATGCCCCTATAAATCAAGAATTACTCATGTTTTTCTATTCTGATTCCGCTGTTACTCCACATCCTGCTATTTCTGTCCACTGTCGATTTCGATTTAAAGACGCTTAAAATCGTATATTTTTTAAATAAAAAATACCATTTATATCCAAAAGTTTTATCATTATTAAATCCCTTCTCATTTTTCTCTAATTAAACGGTCGCTTGCGACCATGACCGCCTTTTAAGGCGGAATCCCCTTCCGGAGGGCTCCCCGCCCGACCCTTTGATTTATCAAAGGAGATCCTCCTCCTCCCCTCCTTCCTTTCCCGGCTCTGCCGGGAAACCATCTGCGGTATCCCCGGTACTCGGGTTAATATCAATAATCTTCCATCTATCTGGACTTATTTTAGCTAAATCTGGTGGTTCATTTGCAAATATAAATACGTGCGGGCTTTTGCCGCATATCATACCCCCTTCATATTTGCCGCTATAAAAGAACATATCCTTTATTTCTTCTATGCCCGTCCAACTTATATATGTCTGGTTTACTGATCGTGGTATATTAATTACTATTGTTTTAGGTAATTCTTCTCTTTTTTTTTGATAATCTATGATAGCGTTCTTCATATCGCTGGCTTTGCCACTGAGAACGACTACTCTGTCCATATTCATATATAACCATTTTCCAAATGTCGTTTTACCTTCCATCCCGTCGCTCCCGATAATGTAGTGGATCGTCCTGTCATCGGGATCGCTTTCGCATATTTTAAGTATTTCTTGCTGCCATTTATATAAAACAATTGTTATTTTATATGTCGGTTCAATTCGTCTTCTAAATGTTTGTCCCGTTCTTGATCGCTCTTTTTGACAATATTTAATACTTTTTTGAACATTTCGCGTTTTTTCCCAATGGGTTCGATTATGTCCCAATAATTTAGCAAATTCATTCATCGGTCTTCGTTTATTTCCCAATCCATAATCGATAAAACCTTGCAAATGTGGTGTCCCGTAATTTTCTTCATCTTCTTCCCCCGTTTCCTCTTGAAACACAAACCGCCATATTCTGGAACTACTGGAACTAATGATTCCACTGATGTCTTGTTTTGTATAGTTATTTAGTGTAAAACACCAATATCTAGCTGCAGAAGATTGACTAGTATTACCAATCTTCGCTGGAACTACTGGAACTACTTTTTTTTTAGCTAAACTTTCTGCCAATAAAATTTTCATTAATTTGATTGCTTTCTTCTTCTTTCCTGAGCGCGTATTCATTTCTTATGTATAGAATATACATTTAAATTATTTCCAATTTTTATCATATTTAGGAAAAATTGATTTTATTATCTCCATATATATTATAATGCCCAAATATCCACATCGCCGCATTTCCTCTAGATATCGCAAAAGATATCAAGCTTCTAGCACGATCGGTCGTGCATGGCGGCGTCGAAAGGCTCGTCGCTCTGGTGGTCTTGTTGCACGGACTGCCGTTGCTAATCGTCGAAATATTCGTCGTATTAATAGATCTATT